AGCAGGAGAGGGTGCGCCTTACTTTAAAATTATAAAGGGTATCAATTCTTTTATCCTCCCTCCTCCTATCTTCTTATTTGATAAGCAGAACTTCGAGATACGTGTCGAGAATCCTGCTAAAAGTGGCGAATATATCCCCTTGCAAGCCTTCTTAGATTCTATGCAGGGGCGCATTAATTCTGTTCAGCAGCAGGCGGACAAGCAGCTTGTTATTTGGTTTGGTGATGCCGTTCCAACACTCACCACTGAACCTGCTAACGAGTGGACAGACGATGCGACAAAAGAGATGCACGTGCATGACATTTACTATAATCGAAGCTATGCAGAGACTGGTGGCGGTAGGGCGTATTCATTTGAAAAGAATCCTGACAACACGTATTCATGGCACGAGATTACGGATGCTGATGTATTGAAATCGCTTGAAGCAGCTAAGCACGCACAAGACACGGCAGATGGTAAGCGTAGGATGTTCGTGCAAGAACGGCCTGTTCCGCCATATGACAAGGGCGACCAATGGAGCAATGCTACCTTAGAAGAGTATAAAAACGACTTACTCGTATGTGTTCGTCCCAAGGCAGCAGGCGAAGAGTTCAATATCGAGGATTGGCAGGCAGCACAGGAGTTTACTACGAAGCAGTTTGAAACCTCATTGAAGGTTGGTGATAAGTCAATCTCAGCCGTTGTGACAGACTTGCGGACAGGACTTAAGCGTGTCGGATTCACTCTTAATGGTGAGAATAGCACTTTTGATATTGTTGCAGACCGTTTCAAGGTAAGAACAACAACTGGCAATGTTCCTTTCTTTACTGATGGTGAAAAGCTTAATGCTTATTTTATTGATGCAAAGGAAATAGTCGCTAAAGGTATTAAGGCGCAGACTATCGATGCGAAAGGAGCTACTTTTCAAAATATCACCGTTACTGGTGATAGTACATTTGAGGGTACACTCAAAGGTACAAGTGGCTCGTTTACTTCGTTAGATTGCCTTGACGGTACTAATAAGGTTGGTGGCATTACATTCGGGACTATGGGAAATAAAGGCTATATGGCTTTTACAGGTGATTTTGGAATGTTGGGCGAAACAACGGGTGACATTCGTAAGCGTTTCCATATTTTTTATGCAACTAACATTTATTGTAACAGTCAGTTCGGGCATAAGTCAAGGGTCTGTGCGGTTGTGAAGGACGATGAGATGTTTGTTTATAACGATGGACATATTGAAAATGGTATTCGTATAGGTTTAACTTTTAACCATATAATTATAAATGGTAGAAACATTAATTATTATAGAATCCCAATGTATTCTCCTGGCTTCGGGGGTGAATCTGGAGAGATTATGGATATTGATAATCCAAAGGCTCAAAAGGGTTCGCAAACCTATTTTGATGAACTTCCAGTAGGTGTCCCTATTGATGTTATTATATTCAATGGTACTAAGAATTTCTGTTATGAATTTTTTGGGATGGGATATGGCAAGCAGTGGACGGTTATTAATGGCAATGATAGTCAAGCTGTGTACATTTTTGACCATCGAGAACTTCGTAAGTTTGAAGGTGGATATGTGTTTGAATATATGTACGTAAATCCACATTGGTTAACTCCTGAGAAGAGTAATGATAATCTTGGTGCAGGCGTATTCTATACGGCTGGTATTGATTTTGACTGGTAGAGATGAAATATATAAAACTATTCATTACAGAGAGTAAGCTTGCAAGCAAGGGAGATTTCGCACAAGCTACTATCCGTGGTATTGAAGATGCAACAGGAGAGAACTTCTCTTCTGCTCATCCTAAACTGTTACAGGATATAGTCTGTCATGCGCTATCTCTTGCACATGGTGCGGAGATAGAAGGCAACAGAGGCTTTACTTATACGTTTCCATTTAATCTTAGTTAAACTATGGCGAAAGAAATAGAACGATTATATATCGAAACTAAGCGTACAGGCGGTCGTCTGACTGCTGACGAATTTAACAAGTTGCCTGAAAAGGTCAACGAACTCATTGATGCACATAACACCGAAGAAGAGCGTGTAAAGAAGGTCGTATCAAAGAACCGTCCTACGCTCGGGCAGCTCGCAAACGTAAGTGTGGAGGTGGATTCTCTTACGTCTGAAACCTGCGTGTTGGTGTGGAATGGTGATCAGTGGGTATCCATGAAGTTGTCAGAGCTTGGTATCGGGCAAGGTGGAGGTGGTCAGCAGCAGTCTATCCTCTACTATCTTCGAGCAAATAATCAATCACCATCTACAACGTTATCAGCTTCTAAATCAGCAGGCGAATGTACTATTCGATTTATGTTTATATCACGTTCTAAAGATGTGGGACAAACTGAATATGTCGACACAGGAGAATGGGGAACATACGAAATCTTCGCTAAGGCTGGAGATGGTACGTTCGTAAGTAAGGCTCGTGGTAGATGTCAATCTAATACGATTACCACTGTTGATGTGTTCAAGTTCTTGGAGAGTGGTCAGAATAATATTATGGTAAAGATTACAGGTGAGGTGACAGGGCAAACCTCTCCTGCCTTGGTGTACAGTATTACGCTGTCTGCTCTTTTCCTATCTATCTCTGAGTTCAACTGGTGGAAGGCGTATCAAGGTGACATTGTGCTGCCATGCTATATTAGTGGTAATATCTCTAAGACGCTTCATGTGAAGATAACAGGAGAAGGTTACGAGCAGACGTATGAGCGTCAGTTCGGTACGGCTACTTACACGTCATCGCCTGTTGCTTACACCGTACCTTTTACGAACAAGACAGGCATCTTCCATTTGTCTGCCTGGTTGTCAAATGAAGACAACACCGTTCAGACTACTCCAGTAGGTTACGACTTTATGGCTGTCGCTAATAACGAAGCTGTGAAGATGGTAGTTGTAAACAACAAGGCAGAGAAGCTGCTTAACTGGTATGAGAACAAGGTGCTGGAGTACGCTGTATATGACGGCAAGGCTGTTACGACACCACTGTCAATCTTGATGAAGAAGGATAACGAGGTATTGCAAGAAAATGTGTCTGAGAATACGCTGACACAGACAAAGATGCAATATACCTTATCTCTTGAGGTCGAGACAATCGATAACTCTGATTTTACAGCACTCATCGGATTCAGAACTCACCCAACAGACGAGGTGCGTTTGCGTGATGCAATTCCATTTCCTGTTGATAACTCGCAGGGTTACTCTGCTACTGCTGGAGCGGTATTCTATCTGAATGCGAAGAACAGAAACAACACCGACACCGACCGCAACATTCTTCGCAATCTCATCAACTCTGATCATGTCGGCGCTGAATGGCAGAGCGTAGCATTCTCTCGTGACGGCTGGGTAATAGATGATGAGGGCGCACGCACATTGCGCTTGCTTGCTGGTTCACGATTGACGATTGATTACAAGCCATTTGAGAAGGAGGCAGCACAATCAGGCAAGACTATCGAAATTGACTATCAGATTAACAACACATCTGATTACGATTCAGAGTGTATCTCTATCGCTATGCCGTATCAGAAGGGATATATCGGTCTTAAAGTAAAGCCGTCTTCTATTATGTTCGCAACTCGAAGCGAGCGTAACGCTGATGTGCAGGCGATGAGTACTGATGATGGTGTGCGTATTCGCCTGGCACTCGTGATCTCGCCTAAGAAGTACACTTACGTTCTGAATGGAAACACGTATTATCTTAACCTCGTCTATCTCTACATTGACGGTGTGGAAGCTCGCAAGTTCGCTTACTTGCTTACTGATTCTATGCAGATAGGTTCAGGCGGTGGCATCGTCATTGGTTCTGATAAGGCTGATGTTGATTTGTATTCTATTCGTATATATGACAGCGCAATGGACGCTGCTAACGTACATCAAGATTATATCAACGCACTTGCAACCGTAGGTGAGAAGAGTGCCGAGAAATTGGATAACGACATCTACGATACGCTCGGTACCACAGTCGACTTTGATAAGGTGCGTGGAAAGGTGAATGTCTTTACATTTGACAAGCCATTGCCGGCTTATGAATATGGAAAGTCTTATCGTCCAAAGGGAACACTTGAGATATATCCTAAAGACGGTAACACTAACCTTAACCGCTTGACGATTACCAATCTTCAATTACAAGGTCAAGGTACATCTTCTATGCTTTACTACCTATGGAACTGGAAGGCGAAAGTAGCTAAGGATACGACCATCGTGTATGAAGATGGTCAGACAGCACAGAAGAAGTTTGAACTCTTCAAGAACCTGCCGAAAATATCAAAGCTGACAGGAAAGAAGAATATAGCTTCTTCAATGCAATATCACAAGATGGGTTCTGTGAACTCCTTTACCGACCTATGGAAGGCAGTTGGCTTGACTAACGAGGGTATAGAGCAGAACAGTGAAGCAAGAGTATCTATCTATCAAGAGACATTCGTTGGCTTCGAGAAGCAGACGGCAGAAGACGGTACTGTTACATACAAGTTCGTCGGTTTGTTCACCATCGGTCCTGATAAAGGCGATGCTGCAACCTTCGGATATGATAAAGACTTGTTCCCCGACCTCTTATCTATCGAAGGCTCTGATAACTCTCCACGCTTGACACTCTATCAAGTCCCTTGGGACAAACGACGCATTCGTTATAACACAGAGGAAGAAGCATATCAGTACCAAGTCTCTGAACTTTCTTGGGAGAATTGCTGGGACTTGGATTATGCTGACCTCCCAGCGGATGATAAGACTACAGCAGATAATGAGACACGACAGCGTGCAGAGCAGCTCGTAGAGTCGTATATCACAGCTTATAATATCATCTATTCGTGTAACACATTCATTGAGCCATTCAATGGTACACTTAACGAGTTAAATGCTGATCCACACTCAACGCACATTGAGTATTGGATTGCGAAAGAAGGTGATCCTAATCAATACAACCTATACTATTACGATAGCTTGTATAAGAAGTTCTGCCCTTCAACACTCGATAGCGGTGTGTCGGTGGTTAATCTCCGTCAGCAGTTAGTCGGAGATAAGTACGGATTAACCGAAGCAACGTTTAGCACGATTAATGATGCAGCCCAGCTCAATGAGTTATTCAAGTCAGCACGCATTCAGAAGTTCCGTGCTGAGCAGCCACAGGACTGGGACATCATGGACCTACTTTTTCATCAGTTATACGTAGAATTGAAGGCTGCAACGGATAACTGCGCCAAGAACATATATCCGTATAACTTTAATGCATAACAAACATGTCAAAGAGCAAATGGAGATTCAGACAAGATGACCTTGATACAATTC